GCCGGAGGAGCCGCTGCCCGGGGTCTTGGGCGGCACGCCCATCAGCCGGGCGTAGTCCGGGTGGTCGGGCTCGACGGCGTTTCGGACGACGTTCTTGAGTTCCCCGCGGCCGTCCTTCTCGACGTCGATGCGGGCGAGGAACTCGATGCCATCCAGCTCATGAAAGCCCTGGATGCGCCGCGCGGCGGCCGCCTGCGGGCTCATGTCCTGGGGATGAACGTGGTGCGCGGAATTGAGCAACGCGCGCACGAAGCTGCGCCCCATCTGGCCCCAGGTCGGCCCTTTGGGGCTGGAGAGGCCGATGTTGCTCCAGAGCTTGCGGCGGGCGTAGTCGCCCTCCAGCACCACGAACTCGGCGGCGAGATAGACGGAACCCGTCTCGAAGCTCTGCGTAGCCCAGCCGCCGGTCCACCCCTGCGCCGGGTCATCGAAGCCCCCGGGCTTGATCGTCATGCGCACGCGGGCAAGCGTGCCCTTGGGAATGAGGTCGAAGCTCTGTTGTTGTTCGGCGTCGTTGAAGTCGTTCCAAGTGGTCATGGCTTACTCCTGGGTGGATGCGGGAATGCGGGTGGCGGCGGCGCACTTGGCGATCAGTGCGGCCAGATTCGGCGGCTCCAGCAGCTCGAGCTGGCCGCTTCTGTCCTTGGCTGGGAAGCCGTAGGGATTGACGGTGTGGCAGACGAAGGCGCGGTAGCTGCTGCCGTCTTCGGCCTTGATCTCGGCGAGGGTCACGACCTCGTCGACGATGCCGGGCAGTTCCGCCGCGGTCTTGGCGCCTTCGATCTGCGGCACGAAGACCTTGCGGTTGAAGTCGTCCAGGCGCTCGTCGAGGATGGCCACGAACACCACGTGCTTGCCGCGGGCGTGCTGCAGGTGCGTCAGCGCCCCGATGAGCTCCGAGCCGAGCAGCCCGTAGGCGCCGCGGGTGTCGGGTTTGCCGGTGCGCTCGCTGTAGGCTTGCGGCTGGGTCTTGGCCCAGATCAGGGCCAGGCGCGCGAGCACGGTGATCGAGTCGACGAAGTAGGTGTCGTACTTGGCCAGTTGGCCGGGGTCGCCGTAGCGCTCGCACACATGCCGGTGGTGCGCCTCGGAGAACGGGGCGTCGGCCGGCAGCGCCGGGTTGGGGCCGGCCAAGAACACCACGAGGTCGCGGAACTCGGGCCAGGTGCTCGGCCGCACGCAGTCGCCGCGCCAGTCCCTGACGGCCAAGTCGCCAGCCTCCAGATCGACGAACAGGGTCGAGCTCTCTGGCAGGGTCTTCAACTGGCTGGTCTTGCCGATGCCGCTCTTGCCCAGCAGCACGAGCTTGACCCCCTGCTTCTCGGCCAGGCGCTCGTCGGCGGTGATGATGGGAAGGGCCATCACGCCACCTCCTTCAGCCACTCGGCCACGAGAGGGTTCCAGAGGATCTGGTAGCCGCTGTGCCCGTTGCGGGCGTACGGCATCGCCTCGGCCCAGGCCTTGCCGGCCTCGGTCAGTTCCCACTCGTCGCGCTCGTTGCGCCACTGCAGGCCGTGCTGGGCCAGGCGCTGGTTGGTGGCCTTGGCCGACAGACCCAGCAACTGGCCGAGTTGGGTGGCGTTGAGCGAGCAGATTGCTTCGTTCGCGGCCGGCAGCGCGCGTCGCAGCGTCTCGACGGCGTGTCCCGTGCTCTCATGGATGCAGGTGAGCGTGGCCGCCATCGCGATGCCAGGCTTGACTCCCGGCACCTTGGCCACCGCTTCGCCGATCAGCAGGATCGAGGCCACCCGGTCTTGGGTGGGGGCAGGCAGGGCCGGCGAGGCGTCGCGCGCAGTGTAGCGGCCCGTCTTGCGGATGGCGGGCAGCACCTCGTGCGTGACCCAACGCTTGAAGCGCTTGGCTTCAACCTTGCGGCTGCCGAGCACCAGGCTGTAGAGCCCCGGCTCGTTGACGACGGTCATCTGCTGCTCGCCGCCAGGGGTCGGAATTGAATTCCGGGCCTTTTCGTCGTCGTCCAGGCGGGCCACCGCCTTGTGGGTCTCGGGCAGGTGCAGGGCCGCACACACGTCGGCCGCGACGAACCAGGGCTCGCCCTGGGCGTCGGTCACCACGCGGACCGGCCGGCCCTCGAAGTCGAACGGGATGAGTTCGGTGGGCATGGTTCAGTCCTCCGAGGTCCAGGTCAGCCGAAACGAGGGCTTGCCGGGCTTGACGGTGCGCGCCGGCTCGAACTGCCGTTGCAACGCCTGCGGCCAGTGGTTGAAGCGGGACTCGGACACCGAGTACTCGACATCGAGGTAGTCCTCGACGCGCTCGCCGGCGGCGGCGATGCGCCGCGC